ACAGCAAAGGATGGTTTTGAGGTATTGATTGAGAGAATAGAAAATAAAATTAAAAAATCAGAACAAAGATGAGTGAAAAAATTAGTAAAGAAGAAATAGAAGAAATGAAAAAGATGTGTAATGATTTGGACTTATTTGCTGAGATTATATTAGATGATCCTTATCATTATGCAATTATCTTAAAAGGTTATTATGAATTATTAATCAAGGAGAATGAAGAAAATAAGCGTTCAGTACTTGATATAATAGATCTTCATGCTGTTGAAAATGCAGCAGATATTAATGAGTTAACAGGTTCTGTGTATATGAGTGATGATTGTTTACAGAGTGAAGAAGATAGATTTTATTTTTATTGTGGCCCAGAAAAATCCTTTCATGGTTTATGTAGTCATATAACCATCAATGATTATCTAGAATCTTTATGTGCTATCTTAGAATATGATATTAGAGTGGATGAAGGAACAAATTGGCATTCAATTGGGGTTAAATCTACCACAGATGGCCTAGAAAGATACAAAATAATAAAAGAAGCCATTGAGCAAGAGGGCATAAAAGTTTATCAAAAACAATGAGCTGGAAACAAGAAACTAGAATGTATTTAGCAGAAAAATTAATGCATTGGGCTTTTATTATTGCCCCATATAATTATGAAGGATTAAGATTGAAATTACATATTGGAGAATATGCTGAAAGAATGAATAAAAAACTAAATCAAAACAAAGATGAGTGAAGGAAATTGTTTTATATGTAAGAAAGAATTAAGCAGTGAAGAAGAAAAAATTAATAACAAGCACTATGTTTTACATTATCCATTTCACGTAGATAAATGTGAGGATTGTGCAAATAAAACAGCAAAATTAAGATGAGAAAAATAATTAATATATTCATCCCTTATGGGGTAGAGATACTAATGCTCTCTTTTGTAATTAATGTATTAGAAACAGCATATTTTGGATGGACTATGCAAGCAACATGTAGAGCTGAAGAGATATGGGATGTAGGTTGTGCATTTGGTTATTTATTTGGGTTTGCCTTATTAACCATAGATATACATGACAGTATACTAAATATGAAAGAAAATAATAATGAAGGATAATATAAATATCAACCTCATTAAGAAGGATGATAAGTTGGAATTTTCAAAAGTCCAAAGGAAACAATATAATAAATTTATAGATAATATTCCTGATGGTGCTAAGGTAGAAATGTTTATAAGTGTTTCCAGTGATAAGGGAAGCAACGCACAGTTAGCCAGGACCCATGCTATGATTAGAGAACTGGCTTCTACATTAGGCTATACATTTGAGGAAGTAAAACTTCTTGCTAAAAGAAAAGCTGGGTTATGTATTGTAAAGAATGGGACTGAGTATTGTAAATCTTTTGCTGATTGTGACAGAGAAGAGCTTAATCTTGTGATACAAGCTATAAATGCAATGGGGGATTATACTAATACTAATTTAAGATGACATTTTTGTAGCAAATTTTTCTGCCATCTTAAGTAATTCTTCATTATATTTTTCTGGATCATCTTTACTAAATGCATCTAATACAGGATTTAATTCTTTTGGATCCATAGGATCTGATTCTATCATAAGATCCTGTTCAAAACAAGACGCCTTTATATTAGTTATTAAAGAAGTAACAGTGTAGATGTCATTTTCAAGCTGAGTTAGTGGAGGAAAATCTTCAGGTTTAAATTCTCTATCTTTTTCTTCTTTTTCTAACTCTTTACTGTAATTCATAACTCTTTTATCAATCTTTTTATATGCTTCTGCTAACACATGAGGATCTATATTGTGTAATAGACTTAATAGTAAAGTTTGCAATAAACTTATAAAGCCTGTATCTAATTCAACATTAACTTTAGCATTTATTTTAGGAACGTATATTTTCTTAGGATTTAACGTTTCTAATACCTGATCTAATGTTTTCTTTTTGGTCATTGGATTTTATTTTAAATACTTTTTTTTGGTTATTTGTTAATCTGATTAAATCTGGCTTCTTAAGAATCTTTTCTAAATCAAATTGTATTAACGGATATAGCATAATGCAAATATAATAAATTAATTTATGAATATTGAGATAAATAACATAAGATCAAAACTTATTGAACGTTTAGAGAGAGGAGGATGGTATAAACCACTTAAGTTTTTCATGAACAGTTCTGAATTTGATGAACTTATTATAAGTTTACGTAAGGAAGTTGAAAAAGGTTATAGGTTTACTCCACCATTGAAGTATGTCTTTAACGCATTTGAATCAACACCATATGATGAGACTAAAGTGGTTATAATTGGACAAGATCCTTATCCGCAACTTAATACTGCTGATGGGATAGCATTCAGTTGTAGTATCAAAAATAAACCTGAAAAATCATTACAGTATATATTTAAAGCATTAAATGGGACTCAATGGGACAGCTTTGACCCGGATTTAACTAGATGGTGCAAACAAGGTGTATTACCAATAAACACTGCATTAACTACACAGATTGGTAATGTTGGTTCTCATTATAAACTGTGGAAACCATTTACTACTCAGCTGTTAGATCACATTAATCATAGCGTTTCTCCTATATTTATCTTAATGGGTAAAAAAGCAGAAGAGTGGGAACCGTTGATTGATAAATGTAAAAGATTTAAAGTTCCACACCCAGCATCAGCTGCATATAAAGGTGGAGTTTGGGATGATAAAAATGTATTTACTAAGGTAAACGAAGAACTAAAAAAGCAAGGAAAACCAGAGGTAATCTGGTAAAAAATTCATATATTTGTTAATACTTAAAACCAACATATGTTCAAGAATAATTTATTGGAAATGACCAATGATATTCAAAAATTCATAAAGAAATTTGAATATAAATATGGTCTTTCTGTTCACGTAAAAATAGGTACAAAGAAGAGTGATGTTAGTTATAGTAACAATTCTTTAAGGGCCATTGAGAGTGCTGTTATTTCAAAATTGCATGAAGACTATCCGGCATTCTCCCATATAAAATCATTTAAAGAAAGACAAAGAACTACCAGGTTTCTGAGATATTCTCAAGCTTTTCAACATATTGCTTTTAAAAGTGGTTTCAGTAAAACAAGTATTGCTAGATACATTAAACGTACTCATGCAACCAGTATAAATGCAATTAATCAAGCAGAAAATTATTTATTCTGCAATCATCCAAAGTTTACAGATGTATATTTTTGGTCATTATTAAAACTAAACTCTAAAGACAAAAATCATGTGGGAACTATTTCAGAAAATGCTAAAGGACAAGATAACACCAAACCAATGTCTGTTATTACTAGGGATTAGAAATAAAACTTCTGTTGGAGGACATATTAATACACACCTGGAACTTAAATCATTACTTAGTAGTGATTATCTAGAAACAAAGGGAAAAGATATTAAAATAACTCCAAAAGGTAGAGCTTTAATGGTAAAGTATGATAATTACTTTGCAATTAACAAAAAGAGAACTACTCAACAATTACTAGGGAAAGAAGGGGCCATCAATGTAAAAGATTATCGTGAGATATTCCCACCAAGTAAGCTACCATCAGGTGTTCCAGCTAGAAATAATGTAAAAATACTAACTGAGAACTTTAGATGGTTTTTTTCTGAATATGATTATTCATGGGAAGAAATTATTAAAGCAACTAAGATGTATGTAAATGAATTCAGAGACAAACAATATTTATATATGCAGAATAGTCAATATTTTATCTCAAAGCAGGATAAGCATAAGGTAAAAACATCAAAACTTGCTGATTATTGTGATATGATACGTGAGGGAGTGACAACTGAAGATGATCATTTTAAAGAGAGAGTAGTATGAGTAAGGTTTCAAAACATTGGGACAGTCAACATACTTCTTTTAGTCAAGCCCTAAAATATATGCTAGATAGGCAAACCGGGGTAGAGAAATCTATATATACTCCATGGCCTAAGTTTAATGATGCAGGAACAGATGGACTAGAATGGAATACTCTCACTGTAATTGGAGGCAGACCTGGTTCAGGTAAGACATTGATTAAAGATCAAATAGTTAGAGAATCATTTGGATTGAACCCAGAAGAGAAGTTTAGAGTACTGCAATTTCAATTTGAAATGGTAGGAAGGACTTCTGCAATAAGGGAGTTTAGCAGTTTAACTGGTAAAACTTATAAAGAACTTTGTAGTGCAGGATCTGTACTAACAGCTGATGTATTTAATAAATGTCATGAATATGCAAAAGAGAGAGTAGGTCATCCTATAGATAATATTGAGAGACCCCTAACTGTAAACCAAATGAGAGAGCAGGTTGATATGTATATGAATGAGAACAAAGGTGAGAACACCATTATAACACTTGATCATACTATATTAGTCAAGAGAGCTCCGTATCAAAATAACAGATTAGATATGTTATTTGAATTAGGTGAGTTCTTTACTCAAGTTAAAAGAGATGTTTAATTATTGCATTATCACAGTTAAATAGAAATATAGATAATCCGGATAGAGCTACAGATGGTAAATATGGGAACTATGTACTTGAATCAGATATATTTGGAGCTGATGCAATGTTACAACATGCTGATATGCTTGTTGGTATTAATAGGCCGGCTAAACAGAAGATTAGATTTTATGGTCCGGATAGATATATAATTGAAGATGATAGAACTTTAGCATTTCATTTCTTAAAAGCAAGGAATGGTGATGCACGTATGAGTTTCTTTAAAGCAGAATTTGAAAGAATGGAAATATCAGAAATGGATACTCCAGCACAACAACAAAGAAGATGATAAGTACAAAAACAAAAAAAATGACACCAGAAGAACGTAAGGAAAAAGTTAAAGAACTTCAAAAAGAACATGACAGTTATTTTAACACTATAAACATGTCAGATTCTGTATATATTCCAAAGATGGCTTATAGACCAACCGGTAAGGATGAACTATATGTCAGCTTTTTTCCAAGTGAATTGGATAAAGGAAATAATATCTACACAGAATTTGTAAGTATTGATTATGAATCTGAAGATCCTAAGAGAACATTGTATCTATGGGAACATAATAAGCACTGGGAAGAAGAATATGAATTAGTTGAAAGCAGTTCAGGTTTTCAAAGGCATATTATCCCGGTAGGAGAATTAAAGGTTATTAATGATGTTAACTCAAGGAATGCTAATATTCTAGATGAAATTGAAAACGTTCATAAAGAAAAGCTAAGTACAAGAAATCAATATTCAATTGAAAGTCAAATATTGGTAGAACTTAAAAGAATTGCTAACTCATTAGAAAAACTAACATATAAAAAATTATATTAATAATCATGGCACAATCAATTTTAATTATAGCTGACGCAGGTTCAGGTAAATCTACTTCAATGAGAAAGCTAAATCCTAAAGAAACATTTGTAATAAATGTTGCAGGAAAAGGTTTACCATTTAAGGGATGGAAAAAGAACTATAAACCAATTAATAAGGAAAATCCTAAAGGAAATATAAGTAATGTTTCTTCTGCAAGTGGTATTCTTAAAGCTATGAAGCATGTTAATGACAATATGCCTCATATAAAGAATTTAATTGTAGATGATTTTCAATATATGGCAAGTTTTGAATATTTTGAAAGAGCTCAAGAAAAGGGTTATGACAAGTTCACTGATATTGCTACAAATATAGCAGCTGTTTCCAGAATGCCTAAAGACATGAGAGATGAGCTAAATGTATATTATCTAACACACCCAGAAGAAATAAATAGAAATGGCTCAGTATTTATTAAAGCCAAAACTGTTGGGAAAATGATAGATAATTCATTAACTTTGGAAGGACTTTTCACCATTGTTCTCTTTGGTAAGGTCATCAAACAAGATGATGGAACTTTCCAGTATGGTTTTGAAACACAAACTGATGGAGACAATTCTTGTAAATCACCAATGGGTATGTTTGAAGAAAGATTCATACCTAACTGCTTACAGTATGTCAATGATAAGATTGTGGCATATGAAGAATAATTATTAACTTAAAAAAAATCAAAAAATGAGTACAACAACCAAAAATAAAGCTATGTTGAATACAAAAGATATGACCGCTGGAAGTGGTAAAGTAAGACCTGTCATGGATCCAGGTAATCATGTTCTAAGAATTAATGAAATAACTTTTGATAAAACACCATATGATGCGGAAGCATACAATATTGTTTTACATACAGAAACTGAACCTGTAAAAGGTGAATTTGAAGGATTTTTTATAGATCCATCTGATCAAAAGGGACCAAGATATAAGGGTCAAGTTGGAAGAGTAAGATTTGGTCCATGGCCATATAAAGATGCTGAACTTCCAAGTGGAAGAAAAGTTAATTTAATCACTGAAGTTATGAAATCTATGGTTTATCTTTCAGAAGTTTTAGATTGCAGAGAGCAACTAGATGCTATTGAGGTAGACACAATTCAAGAATTTATGGTTGAAGTAAATAACTTGCTCACTAAAGAGAATGGTCACACTGAATTCTTTAATGCTTGTGTTGCTGGGCGTGAATGGGAAAATAAAGATGGTTATATCAATAATGATCTATTTTTACCACGTATGAGCAAAGCTGGTATTCCATTGGAAGCATTAAATAAGGAAAATTCAAGGCTTTTAAAGTTTGATAGGGATGAACACATTAAACCTATTAAGAAAAAGAATGATGTAAATTCCTTTGAGCCAAAAGAAACTAATGGTTCAGATTTTGAACTATAGTAGTTAATAATTAATTTGTTTAAAAAGGGGGATTTACATTAAGTTGTAACCCCCTTTTTTATTATGCTGAATACAAGAAATTTAATCACAACAGACGTACAGATCCCAAGTACCTGGGTCTTTGAATATTATTTAGATCTGCCTGAAAAGTTAGCAGGACAAGATGTAAAGATTAAGTCAATATTCAATCCCTCTGAGAGAACACCAAGTATGTGTATCTTTATGGATAAGAAATCAGGTGAATATAAATACAAAGATTTTTCTAGTGGTAAATATGGAAGTAAGATTGATCTTGTAAAGGAAATACATGAGAATGTAAATAGTTATTCGGAAGCTATATTTAAAATTATAGAGGACTTCAACTCATATGTAATGAAAAATGGTACATATGAACAAGCAGACTTTAAAGAATACAGTAGATACAAGGTTGATTTTGTAAAACCAAGGGGATGGAATGAAGATGATAGAGATTTTTGGTTACAATTTGGCATAGGAACTTCAATACTCTTTGAATATAATGTAAAAGCATTGGATTACTATAAAATGTCCAAAGAAGAAGACGGTGAAGTTAAAAGTATCAAAATAAGAGGTCCCAAGATTTATGGTTATTTTGATAAGTCAGGTAATATTTACAAAATATACCAACCATTACAAAAGAAGCATAAGTTTATTAAGGTTGCTCATTATGTTCAAGGTATTGATCAGCTTAAATATAATAAGCCTTATCTAATCATATGTTCATCACTAAAAGACATAATGACTCTGAGACACTTTAATTACAATGCAGAGTATATTGCACCGGACAGTGAGAACACAATGATCAAACCTTATATTATTGAAAATCTTCAAAAGAAGTATAAAAAGGTAGTGGCTTTATTTGATTTTGATAAAGCAGGTAAGGAAGCTATCAAAAAATATAGATTAACCTATAATATATTTGGGGCACATATGAATATAAGTAAAGATCCTGCTGATGCTGTAAGAGACCATGGTTTCAAAAAAGCACATGAAGATCTTATAAAAAACCTTGGATATATTTTAAGAAAAATATCATGAAATGGTTTATACCGGGTAATGTACCCAGCTCAAAGAATGGTAGAAGATGGACAGGAAAGTATTTCATATCAAGTAAAGCTGTTATGAAATACAGAAAGGATACAAAAGCTCTATATAAGAAGCTTAAGAATTCTTTCTTAAAAACATACAATAAGTATGAAGAACCTGTGACTATTTCTTTCAGATTTGTTAGAGGCACTAAACATAAGTTTGATTATTTAAATCCAGCTCAGACAGTCCAAGATGACATGGTTGAGCACGGATGGATAGAAGATGATAACTGTGAACATGTGATTCCTAAATTTAAACCATATCACTATGATAAAACAAAACCAGGTGTTTATATAGAAATTGAATCAAATGGAAATAGAAAAAAAGAAAATACAGTTAAGCATAAAGCAAAGCTTAGAGTTGATGTACTTTAAAGATCAAGGTACTCACACTATATATGTCCATTTCTCTGGATCTGGAGATGACGGAGGCATTGATGAAGTAGAATTTTGGGATCATAATGATAAATCTATTGGAATAGCAAGAGATAATCATTATGATATAGAAGGACAATTTTATAGTATGATTAACAGTCATACTGCTCTTGAGGGAGATTGGATAAACAATGATGGAGGATATGGTGAATTAAGAATTAATCTTGAAAAAAATGAATATGAAGTTGAGGTTCATTTTAGAAGAGAAGAATCACATGCCTGGGAGAATCAACCCTTTTTATAATGCATCCATTATTACATGCTAAAAGCTCTGTCAAGAAATTTGGTGGAGTTTTAGAAGATTATCTTTTTATACATGAATGGTTTGATGCAACTAAAGCCTGGGTGGGACACTCAGAGCATAGATTGTTTAGACATCATAGTGAAGGGATCTTTGAACTAGAACAAATATTTGGACCAGCTTTCATTAATAATGATGGAAAGACTATATACACAAGATATGTTGGAGAACAACATGTTAAAGAAGACTGTAACAATTACATTCCTTCTGCAAAAGAATGGTTAGTAGCCTTACGGGCTAAGAATAAACCAGAATGGATGATCAGAACTATAAAATTAATAGACTAATGGAAGAAAAAGTAAAATTAACTAAAACTCGTTATAGAGAGCTTAAAAAGCTACTTCTATCAAAATCACAAGATGATTTTGATTTAGGTTGTGAAAATGTTAAAAATATAGACATAAGTAGCATTGCTATTATACTGCTTGCAAAATCTCTATCATATGGCAGGAGAGCCGCATTTATGGAAACATTTACCAAGAATATTAATAGTGTGTATTCTACTAATAAAAATATTATATCCTCTGATTTATCATGGGAAATATTATTTCCAGTAATATCAAAAAGTCCTGAATTAACAGATCTTGATAAGTCTATTGTTAGCAGTGAGCTAGAAGAATTAGTTACTGGTACTCTAGAATGCTTAGATTATAAATTTATTAAAAAATTAAATCTTGAATTAAAATGGTAAATATAACAGATGAATTATCTAGAGCTTCAAAGAGTTTAATACTTACAGAAGCATTTTACGGGTTATTTCTTATTGGATTAAATAAGAGATTTAGAGAGGATTTGCCAACAGCAGGTGTGAGTAAGCATGGTATTGGGATACAATTGTCCATAAATCCTGCTTTCTTTAAAAATCTTACTGAAGATGAAAGAGTTGGTGTATTAAAACATGAATTATTACATGTTTCATTTGGACATCTTACATATAGAGATCGTTTTGAGAACAAAAAGTTATTTAACATAGCTGCTGATCTTGAAATCAATCAATATATTGATAGAACTTTTCTTCCAAGAGAAGCATTATTTTTAGATACATTTCCAGAACTTAATTTACCTGAAAGAGCTGGAACTAAAGTATACTATGATTTGCTACAACAAGCTTGTGATGATGGAAATTGTCCTTCATTGCAAAGTATAATGGACCAAATGAATGGAGATAGTGTTTATGACCACCCAACATGGGATGAATTTGAAGAACTCACTGAAGCTGAGAAAAGATTGGTAGAGAAACAGATTGAATATCAAATAAAAGAGATTGCAGATCAAACTCAAAAGAGAAGAGGGACCATTCCTGGAGAGCTAGCAGAGATAATTGATAGATTAACAAATATACCACCGCCTAAATTTGATTGGAAAGGGTATTTGAGAAGGTTTGTTGGTAATTCTAGCATTGTATATACCAAGAAGATGAGGAGAAAGTATAACAAACGTTATAGTGAGAATCCAGGGCTTAAGATTAAGTTCAAGAATCATATCCTTGTTGGTGTAGATACATCTGGCTCAGTATCATCTAGTGAGCTAGAAGAGTTTAGAAATGAATTATGTCATATGCATAAGACTGGGCATAAAATTACTGTAGCACAGTGTGATACTCGCCTTGCTGATGTAAAAGAATTCAATCCCAAGAAAGATTGGGAAGTGAAAGGTAGAGGAGGCACAAGTTTCCAACCAGTTGTAGATCATTTTAATGAAAATAAAAAAAGATATACAGCACTTATATATTGTACAGATGGTGAAGCACCTGCTCCAGAAGAATGTCCAAAGAACACGTTATGGTGTTTGAGTTCAGATTCTTATGATAATGATGAGTTACCAGGATTAGTAATAAAATTAAATTAAAAATTATGGCACAAGTAAGCTTAAATATTGATGAATTAAAAGATTTTGTAAACCATATAGTCTCCAATAATAGGTGGCTTCAGGAACAAAACAAACCACCAGTTGCTGTTGAAGTAGTTGGTGAATCTGGAATTGGTAAAACATCTGTAGTTGTAGAGCTAGCAAAAGAGAATAATCTCAATTTTGTAAAGTTAAATCTAGCTCAAATAGAAGAATTAGGTGATTTAGTTGGATTTCCTGTGAGACAGTTTCAAATGTATAAGGAAAAAAAAGTTCCAAAGAAGGTTGATAATCTTAACTATACTGCAGCCCAACGGGCTTCTGCATCTTCTGATGTAGCTAATATTGAGACAACTGTTACCAAGAAGATTGGTTTATGGGTAGATGAATTAGCAGTTCAGGAATATTTAAAGAATGGTTATAAGATGACTGGTAAAAACAGAATGTCTTATTGTGCGCCAGAATGGATTGCTAATAAAAAAGAAGGAGGTTTATTACTTCTTGATGACTGGAATAGAGCAGATGTTAGGTTCATCCAGGCAGTAATGGAATTAATTGACAGACAAACCTATATATCATGGTCCCTTCCAAAGGATTGGCATATTGTGTTGACATCAAATCCAGATAATGGTGATTATATGGTAAATTCCATTGACTCAGCACAGAAAACCAGATATATTACAGCAAACTTAAAGTTTAATGTTGAAGTGTGGGCACGGTGGGCAGAAGAAGCAGGAATAGACACAAGATGTATAAACTTCTTATTATTAAATCCTGAGCTTGTAACTCAAGAAACAAATGCAAGATCTATTACAACGTTTTTTAATGCTATATCTAGCTTTGAAGATTTTGAAAAAGATCTAAGTATGATCCAATTAATTGGAGAAGGTTCTGTTGGAGATACATTTGCATCTATGTTCACCACATTTATTAATAATAAACTGGACAAACTGGTGACACCAACTGATCTATTAACTCATGAGAATGAGCAATACATCTTAGGTGAACTAAAAAGTTGTATTGGTGAGGGTGATTCATATCGTGCGGATATTGCATCTACATTAGCCACCAGATTAGCTAATTTTTCAGTAGTATACTCTAAGGAAAGTACTATCACACAAAAGATAACAGATAGATTAATTGCTCTTTGTACAAAGAAGTATTTTACTGATGATCTGAAGTATCTTGTTGTAAGAACTATATTTAACGGAAATAAACAGAAGTTTAACAAATTAATGATGAATCCTGAAATCATTAAAATGACAGTAAAGTAATGAGCAAAAGTGTACATCAACATTATAACTTAGATGCTCTAGAACACTTTGGATTAGAACATGCCCCAAAATATGGGGTGTGTTCTAACTCTGACGGAACAATAGAGACTATAATTGCAACTGATTCAGAAACAACATACAATAAAATAAGAGATATACTAAGTACGGCAAAAACTACTAAGTCCATTGGTTCTTATAGTAAGGCATTCTTATTACCAAAATCTCCTATTTCTATAGACCGGATAAGATCTGGATTAAAGGAACATAAAGTTACATTAAGTAATGAATATGATGCGGCAGATTTATACGTGGTTCATGATGATTTTTATGATCATTTTAAAAATGGTCAAAATATTCATTCATCATGTATGATGGCCAAACTATGGAATTATGAAACATTTGATAGTTCAATTGGTTGGGGTGGAAGTAAGAATTATTGTACTACTACTGGTAATCAAATAGTATATGATACCAAATGTTCAGAATGGTTCAATATCTATTCAGGAAATTCATTTGATACTTTATATGACGCTTGGATGATTTCAGGATTAGCAGTAAATATTGCTTATAAAATTGATATTGGAGAGGCTACTACTATATCATGTGATTCTGTGATGCATTCATCAGCAAATGTACAAGTATTAACTGAACAATTAATGAAAGATTTGATTACACAAATTGAAGGTAATGAGGATGATGTTGCTCTTGCTGGTAAAATACTACCAACAATTGATTACAAAACTAATTATCACCTATTATGGGAATTTGCAAATCAAATTGATTCTAGTTTATGGAGATTTAATAGAAATAAAGATGTGCAGTATTGGAAAGAACAAGCACAAATTCATGATTTAAATTATAGATCAGCAGAAGATATGATTCTATGGTTAGATGAAGAAAATCTTCTTGATGAAATCAGTTTTAGATACCTAGAACGTATTGTGAGAAAAGAAATAACAATTCACAATAGAAATCTATATGTATTTAAAATTCAAGTTAAACCTGAATACAGAAAATATTTAAGAACAAAAAAGAAATGATATGTTAAATATGAAAACAGTGGGTAAAAGTAAATTATATCAAATACATATAAATTGTAACAAAGATTATATTCAAAATGATTTAATGATAAAACCGGAGGCTCTAGATATCTCTGAATTAGGTGACTATATTGGAATGACTGAAAGTTGGACTGGCATTGATAGAGTTTTATTAAACCAATTAGAAAAAATAAAACCAAGTTTTGATAAAACTAAACTTGTGGGTTCAAAAATATATAGATTTCCTAATCTAACTTTACCTAGAGATAAAGTGGCTATTATTAATGAGAAGTATAACTCAAGAATAATAAGAGATCGTGATAAATGTGATATTGCTGTTATATCTGAAAAACTAATAAAAAGCTTTAGAGAGCAAACATGGACCTATCCTAGTTATGAATCAAAACATTCTTTAATGGTTAATTTGTTAGATGAAGAAATACATAATCTAAAGGCTGTATTTACTCCTATGGCATTAGAAAAACTAAGAACTTTTGTTCATAACTTTAATGATGATGATAGAATAATAATAGAGAGAAGGCCTCATTATTATCGTAGTCAAGGAAATCCTATATTCAAACCAGGTTGTGAAGCTGATAATTGGATGAAAAAGCTACCAGGTAATGGTTCTGGTTACACTATATATATTCCCAAAGAACATGTTAAAGGTTTTGAATGGATATCTTCTAATGTGAATATGTGTTGTTTTGATACAGAGCTTAATGAATTAGCTACTGAAGACTCAGTTACATTGAATGAGGATAGTTTTAAACAAATATGTAAGATGATGGAGAGTAGAGAAGATAGAGATTTAGCATTAGAAACAATGGCTAATTGTAATGTTGACAAGTCTCGTGCATTTCTTGGACTTCTTTTCTTTTTCAAATGGGATCAAATGAAGGATGCAAAAACATGGAATCATGTAAACTTTAAAGCATTACGTGCTGAATTTGATTCATATGCTACACATTATGGTTATGCTAATGGTCATGCATATGATTTTATAATCAAGAAGATGGTTGATGATAATGTTCTAACTGAATTTGCAGTAAAAGTTATTGCAAAAAAGATGTTTGAAAATGTTTTATCAGCTTCATTTGGTATGGGAACAGAGTCAGTCTTTAATATAGATCCTGAAAAGCTTGAATTAAAACCAGAGTATAAAAATAAAATAATTACTGAAGCAGTGATACAGGATGCAAAAGTAACTATAGGTATAGATGATTTACCATTTTAAAGTTTGAACGGAGTTGCCATAGTTGAAACCATTGGGCAGTCCACCACTGTCTGTGGTTTCACTCCGTTCTTCTTAATAATTAAAATTAAAATAAATGAGTTATTCAAAAAAGATTTATAAACTGGATTCTAAAGAAAGAGTTCGTGTATTACACGTATATACTAATGGAGCAGAACTTATACAAGAATCTGGTCTAGTAGAGGGACAATTAGTTAAGCATAAAAGCACATGTACAGCCAAGAATGTTGGTAGAGCTAATGAAACAACTGCTGAAGAGCAGGCTGAAGCTGAAGCTCAGAGTAAAATAGAGACCAAGATGAGTACAGGTTACTTTGAATCTATAGATGATGCTGAGTCAAACAATGTTATATTACCAATGTTAGCAAAGAGCTATGACAAAGAAACTAACAAAGTAGAATGGCCATGCTATGCACAGCCTAAGTTGGATGGCATGAGAGCATTGGGCTACACTGACAAATTTATATCCAGAAAAGGTAAGGAAATCCTAAACATGGACCATATACTTGAAGAACTAAATAAATTTGAACTAAATGCACCATTGGATGGTGAATTATATGCTCATGGAAAGAGTTTTCAAGAAAACATGAGACTAATTAAGAAGTATAGACCTGGAGAAACAGAAGAGGTAAAGTATCATATATATGATTATGCTGATCCTGATATGTCTTTTACACAAAGGTTAGCAGTGTTAACTAATTTATCAAATATGTTTGGGCCTTTTAAATACATTGAGTTAGTGCCAACTGTAGCTATTAGCAATGAAGGTGAACTGAAGAAATTGCATGGCAGAGCATTGGGACTAGGATATGAAGGAACAATTGTGAGATGGGGAGATGCAGGCTATAAGTCTAAGAGCAGAAGTAGTAACTTACTTAAGTATAAAGACTTCCAGGACCTGGCATGTACTATTGTAGATGTTATACCATCTACAAAAAGACCCAACCAAGGACAATTCATATGCAGACATGATGATAAGGAATTTGGTTGTGGTATGAAATTCTCTCATGAAGAAAGAGAAAATATATTAATTAATGCATCTGACTATGTAGGTCAGACTGCAGAAATTAGGTTCTTTGAATACAGTGACGACGGTATACCAAGGTTTCCTGTGTGTTTTGGAATAAGAATGGATAAATAAAAGTGTCAAAAATTGACACTAATATCAAAAATTGATACAAAAGGATTATGAGTAAAAAAGACAATAAATATTCAATGAAAAATAAAGACTGGACAGAAGAAGAAGTCAAAGAGTACTTGACTCAGTTTCTACACGGTTTTAATATACAAGAGATTGCTGCTGGACCAGCTGTTAAGAATAAAAACATAAAGGATCCTAAAAAACATGAAAAATATTTAAGACAACAGCATAGTGTAGATGAAAAGCTTAAAGAGTATATGCGGGAAACATTAACTGGCAATTTAGTTATGGATACTCATAAATGGGGAACATTGTTCTTTATATGTGGAATTAATACTATTTGTTCCATGGTTGCATTAATAGGTTTTCCTTCTCATGTTAAAATAGTTCAACAATCTATAAATGTTTTAGGTGCATTATTTAAAGAAAAAGCTTCTGAATGTATAATAGATTTAGTTAGTTCTCCAGATCAGGTAGTTAAAGATCCAGGGGATAATGTATATACAGGTGTTATTGATGAGATGTTAAAAGTATTAACTAATGAAGGTTTCATTGTAAATTGTTCAAAAAAAGGAGCAACAGATATATTAGAGTTTGTTTATTCATATACATCTGAAGGAAAGACTAAACTTAAAATTGTAAAAGATGATTAACAAACAATATGTATGTCTTTAAATAAATATTATCTATTCGGGTTATCTGCAATAAATTTATTGTTAGATATGGAGGAAAATTATAGTGAGAAACAAATTGCTGATAAAATGCTGAATGATGTAACACTGTGTTTTGAAGTACTTGAATTTGATATGGATGATCCTAATCCAGATTTATTACTATCAGCATATGATGGCTGGATGGCCTATCATACTATAACTGAAGAACTATTTAAATTATTAAAAAATGATTGACAAACAAAAAGAAGAGGAGTTTTACTCTAAACCATTTAATTTTAGCTATTCTTCATTGAACCGGTTATTATTTTCACCATCCTTATTTTATAAGGACTATATACTTAAAGACAGGGAGATCAGAACAGATAAACATCTGATTGAGGGTAAGTTAGTGCACTGTTTAGTATTTCAACCAGAGAAGATTAATGATTTCTTCTCTATAGTGCCAGGTAAGGTCCCATCTGATAGTGTTAAAAAGGTTCTTAAAGATGTCACTTTACACACAGATACTCTAGTTCTTACTGACGTAGATGATTTTGTGATTCTTGATTCATTAAAGGAAGCAAACTTATATCAAAGTTTAAAAACTGATGAGCAAAGAATAGCAAAAGTCAAAACTCAAGATCATGAGAACTATTATGAGTTCATTTGTACTACAGGAAAGGACGTTATAGATAATGACACTCTTATGAGATGCCAAGATCAAGCCAATATTATAAAGCAGAGCCCAGAAGTAATGGAGTTATTTAGCCAAGGTGCAACTGATTTTGAATTAGATACCTTAGAAGTTTTTAAAGAAAAACCACTTGAGTGTAAACTTCAAAATTATAAGTTTGGACTTAAGGGTATTTTGGATTATTATATCATGGATCATGATAAGAAGGTATTTCATATTGTAGATCTTAAAACAACTTCAAAAACTATATCTGATTTTACTGATTCAGTAGATTATTATAACTATTGGTTACAAGCAGCCATTTACACCACATTGGTTCTAAATAACCATCAGGCTGCTAAGGATGGAAATTATAAAATTTTATTTACCTTTGTTGTGATAGATAAGTATAACCAAGTATATCCCTTTTCCGTATCAGAAAAGACAATGAATGATTGGGCTATGGGTTTGGATGGGGTATTAGCTGCCGGTGACTATCATTATACAAACAGAAATTATAGTCTTCCTTATGAATTTCTAACTGATAACGTAGTTCTTTAGTATGAAACAGGTGTATGCAGAATATTTTCAAAAGAGTAAAGTATTTTTATATCCTTTATTAAAAATAAAAAAGGGAGTAAGATATGTACCTATTGAAACGTATATATCCTGGGATGAGGTGTATGGTGATGATCAAAATAAATTTATTTGTATGTATTCCGCTAAGGATGATGAGAATTACAAAAGATTTGAAAAGGTTTACCTTACATCTCACAAACTATTTGAAGAATACTATAAACCTGATGAAGATACACATCTCTATATCTATGATTATAGTGAGTTTAAACATGATCTTGATATGTTTAGAGAAGGTAAATATTCTAAGTTTGCCATAGAAACAAAACAAAGAATTTCAGATTTTTTTGGAGATGTAGGTACTATTGCTGATTATATTCAAAGTTATATACATCCTGAGAGCTTTCATGAATTATATGCTGAGCATTTAGGAGTCCCATTGGAAACAATAGAACAAGTGTATGAACTGTGTAGTAAACCAGATCTAGATAAAGAAAATTTAAAAATAAATGTCACTGAGCTTGATTTATTTAAAAATAATTCTTTATCTTTGTCATCTGATAAATCAAAATAAATATTATGCCAGAGACAAAACACGGTAATAACATGCTTCTCATTACAGGAAGTTTTAGAGGAGAAAAAACATTCAATCTGGTCCCAGTGACTACAGATTGTCCATATGTAGAGTGCTTATTTGACCCACAGTCAAAGATATTAGCAGTAATTACAAAAACAATGAAAGGCGCCTATCATATGGTTCCAAAAGTAGATGATAATGGTGATCCACAACGTCTTAAAGTAGGAAAAAGAGAGGGTGGAAAGACTATTAAAGAGCAAAGAGTTATGGTTGATACCTTCTCAGAGTTCTACATCAGTGATGAAAAAGAGATAAAAAACTTTATGAAGACTTTTGCCACTAACTATAGTGACTTTAAGTTCACAGAGTATTTCAAGAAGAAAACAGAAGAGCCAAAAATAATAACACCGGGGTTAACCACGGTATAAACCAACTATTTTTATTTATTAAACAGAGGGATGCAGCAATGTATCCCTTTTTTTATCTAAACTATTTTATGAATCATTACATAATGGACTATGAAACACTTTCAAATTGTTTTGTAGCTGTATTTAATCACTATAAGACTTCTGATCAGAAGATCTTTGTGGTACATAAGCTACAGAATGATTTTGAAGAGTTTATAGAATTTTTAAGGAAAAATCAAAGAGATAAAGAGTGGCACATATCGTATAATGGTTTAGCATTTGATGCTCAAGTCACTCACTATATATTAGAAAAGTATGAGACGCTAAAGCATCTTACAGCTGAAGATATAACAAAAGCCATATATACATATGCGCAGTACTGTATAAATAAAAGCAATAATAGAGAATGGCAGGATTATGCTCCATGGGATATGAAGATTGGACAAATTGATGTATTTAAATTAAATCATTGGGATAATCCAGCTAAAATGTCATCACTGAAGTGGATTCAGTATAGTATGGACTGGGATAACATCCTGGACATGCCAATAGAGCACACTGCTGAGATAAAAACAAAGAAAGAGATAAAAACCATAGTTAAGTATTGTATCAATGATGTTGAATCAACAAAAGAGATATATAATAGATCCAAGCCGGAGATTGCAATACGTAAAGAGCTTACTGATAGATACGGCATTAATTTGTATTCTGCTGCTGAGCCAACAATAAGTAAAGAGTTATTTTCATATTACTTAGCTAAAGATCTGGGGATTCCAAAGTATGAATTAAAAAAGTTACGTACTTATAGAGATACCATTAAGGTTAATAATGTTATTTTACCAATTATTGATTTCAAAAGCCCAGAATTTAAGCTTCTTTTAAACAAATTTAAGTCTGCTGAGCTTGACCCAGAAAAATTAAAAGGAAGTTTTAAGCACACTGTTAAGTATAAAGGTGTTCAAACTTATTTTGGTGTAGGAGGAGTGCATGGGGCAACTATTCCTGGGGTATATGAAAGTGATGAAGATAATATAATAATGACATCAGATGTTGTTAGCTTTTATCCAAACTTGGCCATAAGAAACAAATGGTCCCCAGCTCACTTAGATAAAAAACTATTTTCTGAGCTATATGAATGGTTCTTTAATGAAAGAAAGAAGATTCCTAAGAGTAATCCAATGAATTATGTATATAAAATTATATTAAATTCAACTTTTGGTCTTAGTAATGAGAAGAATTCCTTTCTGTATGATCCTGAATTATTAATTCGTGTAACAGTTAATGGCCAGCTTACTCTAATGATGCTTTATGAAATGATTATGGAAGCCATCCCGGGAGCTCAAGCTTTAATGCAGAACACAGATGGTATTGAGACAAGGATTCCTAGAGAATACAAGGATAAATACATGGAAATCTGTGAAGAGTGGGAAAAACTCACTAATCTGCAGCTAGAACATGATATGTATCAAAAATTGATACTAGCTGATGTAAATTGCTACATAGCAGTTCATGACTATAAAGAAGTAGATATGGGTACCTGGAGAGAAATAAAGAAGAAGAATCCTCACTATCTATTCAGAGTCAAAGGAAATAAGTTTGAGTATGCAAGTACTAAATGTAAGGGACGATTTGAATTCAACAATTTATTCTTACATAAAAATAAGTCAAAACTTATTGTTCCTAAAGGTATTTATGCTTACTTTGTAAAAGGAATGCTTCCATCTGACTATATACAATCTAATAAAAATATTCTTGATTTTTGTATAGGAGGAAAGTCTAAGGGAGACTGGAGACAGGTATCCCGTTATATTAAAGATGACCATCAGGCGGAAGATAAACTTCAGAAAATTAATAGATACTACATATCTAATAAAGGGTCAAAAATTATAAAAGTTAATCAGAAGGATGGCAGAGAGATTCAACTTGAAGCTGGCCCATGGTTACAAACAATCTATAATAAAATGAAACTTTATACAAGATGGAGTGCATATGATATTAACTATTTATATTATATAAAGGCCATTGAAAAAGAGATTAGTAATATTATGGCTGAGACAAACCAATTAAAACTATTCTAATGGATGAACCAAAAAAAGAAGTAGATGATCTACATAATGGGAAAATGTTCTTCAGTAAAGAAGAAGCCATAGAATTCAGAGAAGCGTATGCAAAAGCAACAAATGCTGATGAAAGATCTTTCAGATACAACGGGGAGACTTTTGATATTGTATACGCTAAGTATCTGATTAGTTATTTAAGAATGAGCGGATATTAACAATTAAAACCAATAAAATGGGATATACAAGACCAACAGAAACAACTAAATACATTTTAGAAACAAGTCCTTTGCCGTCACATGGGGATACATACACTGTAATACCTCATAAAGACGTTATGAATCACACAGAGCAACTTTTAGCTCAGAATGGATTCATGATAGAGAAAGTACTTTACAGAGCCAATATGAACGCCCAGGTGGCTCAGGGCATATATCATATAAAAGCAATACCACAGGTGTTTAGCTTATATTCTTCTGAAGTTCAAGAAGAAGAAGATTTAGGTATGATGTTTGCATGGACTAACTCTTATGACAAGAGCACAAGATTCCAATGTGCAATAGGAGCATATGTTATGTGCTGCAACAACGGAGTAGTATGTGGAGATATGGCAAACTTTGCCAGAAAACATACTGGTTCAGCAGATACTGAGGTACATGCTCAAATTTCATCACAAATTAAGAGTGCACATAAGTTCTTTAAGACTATTGTGAATGATAAGAATAATCTTAGGACCATTACACTGTCCACTAAAGAACAAGCAGAATTGCTTGGAAGGTTATTTTTTGACAATAAACTTTTAGATGTAACACAGATGTCATGCATTAAATCAGAAATGAATGAATCTAGTTATGATTATAAATCAGATGCTGATAGCGCCTGGACATTTTATAATAATGTTACACATGCTTTCAAAAAGACTCATCCTAGAAATTGGTTGAGTGATCAGCAAAAGTTTCATGAGTTCATAGTAGCGGATGTTCTGGGGAAAATGGGTGTAAATCAAAAAGACACCATAGATCCCAATCAAGTAATGACTGAGTCAGAACTATCACAAAGTATAGATGGCCATGCTGCCGTGACAGAGACTTTAGATATAAATGAAACTGAGTCAGAACCTATACCCACTGATATTACGGTTGAAAACCAACATGCACATAGAGTGCACACTGGAGTTGAAGTTATGCCGGGCAAGGTATCTGAAAGTATTTTTAAAGAAGAGCAGGATAAAGCAAATATGAGTGCAGATCTTGAAACTAGTGATCAGGGGAAGCCATTTTATACTGAGGAAGCTAATGATCAAAATGTATATGACAATTCAATAAAGGTCTCTGAAGAAAATGAAATAGATTTTGAGGAAGACGGAAGCTTTGAAATTTAAAATTAATAATAATGGATAAAAAAAACTGGGCATTTACAAAAGCTGATGAATCTGCAGTACCTAAGAAAATAAAAAAGAGAAGTGGGAGTAAACTCACTTCTCTTAAAAACAGGTATCTAGGAAAATTTAAATGCAGAAAATGTAAAGAAAAAACTCAACATATTTTTCCAGTTGAAATAAACATGAATGCCGCAAACAATGCAGATATAAGAAAACTAAGAGTTTGTGCAGTATGTTATAATAACTCTAAATTAGAAAAACATGATCTATAAAGACTATTTTGAATTAGAATGCTGTGTTGAAGAATGGGCAAAAGAAAAAGGAATATTTGAGAAGGGTACCCCAATGAGTCAAGCACTAAAAACACAAGAAGAGTTAACAGAACTATTAATAGCTATTAATAATAATGATAGGAGTGAAATAGCAGATGCCATAGGAGATATTATGGTAACTTTAATCATCCAGGCTAAAATGCAGGGACTTACCATAGAAGAATGCCTCAATCTTGCTTATGATATTATCAGTAAGAGAAAAGGAAAGATGGTTGATGGTCAATTTGTTAAAGAAAATGAATAAGCTATTGTTCTTTCTTTTGTTAAGCTCTGCACTGTATGCTCAAGATAAAGTTCCGTCATATAATCATATAATATCAGTGGTAACTGAGAACCGGGATACATTATATCTTATTAACAATGAGGTTGGTCAAATAATAAAGGAAGTTTGGAATGAATTTGATGAATTCAAAGAAGAGAAGCCAACTATAATTATGAAACCAAAAGAATGGCTAATCTGTGAAAATAAGAAAAGATGTCTGGAAATGAAGAATTAAAATTAATAGCCATAAGAATATATGAAATTGTAGAAGGCAGTTCCAATGAATATGATGCTGTGGAAAGAATAGAAGATTATTTATCATTGGTCTTCCATATGAAAAAGTTACAAAGAGAAGACTTATCTCGTGAGGGATAGGTGGGGTTTTTAGGGTTCTTTCAGTGCACCTTCATTTTCCCTCTTTCATCTTCTCTTAAGCAGCAGCTAGTCACTGCTGCTTGTTATTAAGACGGGTGAATAGATGCTCCACTATGAGTGACTACATGTCCCGTCAAGGTCTAACTAACCTTTCATAAACATGTAGTTGAATTAGTTCAGATTGAAGGTCCCTCATCCCTACAAGTGAGGGCTCCTTCTATTCTG